TATTATGTTCCTTGTGTTATATTGAAGTTAAAAAATTAAGATGTGTGTTCATTGATCAAGCTTTTAACTAGCTTGATCTGTTCTTGTTTTTCATTGATTTGATTCAATAAATCTTTGATGGCAGGACTGGTTTCAGCAAGTCTCTCGTTTTCCATTTCTTCTGACATCTTTTTGATTGCCCAATCAATTGCTGCTTCTGATTGTGGCAGCATTGAAATGGTAGCTGAATTTGATGTCAAATTAATCCAAGAATATCCATCAAATACTTGAAAATAGTTATTATAATAACGTACATCTCCCGCCCCAATTCCACCAGTTACATTTATGTATGGTTGAGTAGTGTTAGAATTAGAGTATATATGTTTAGATGTTGATGTTATATTGGTCATGTTATTTTGCCTGTGCTGGTAATAGATAACGCCAGATTGCAAGTCCACTGTCAACAGTAATTTCAGTTACGCCTGCATCTGAAATACGAACGATTTTGTCACCGGGAAGGTCCATGATAGCAAGAAACACTTTTACTGGCCAATTCCATGGTTTGTTAATTGATCCGGAAACATTTGACTCAAATACAAAGTTTCCAGAGTGTGTTGATGCATCACCAAAATAGATTTTTAAATCTTTCTTTTCGGTTTTGGTCTTGAAATACTGTTCTTCACTGTTTGCTTGTGCTTGCTTTTTCAAGCGCAGAATATTGGCAAGTAATGGTTCAAACTCTACATCCCAAGTTGTTCCTTTGAATGTTACATTCTTGACCTTGTCCTCAACAATTGTCTTGGCCATTAACCGATAATCATTTACGAAGTCACCATTTACGGTTTCAAAGTGAATGGCCGATGCTGCCGTTGGATCAGATACAGTGCCTCTAGTAACATTAATGATAGCATTGCTATCGTTATTATAGTCATCAAAGTTAACAATTGTCTTTAGTTTTGCTAGGTTGGGCATACCAAAAGTGCCCTTGAACTCTGATAATGGAGCCTTAAAGTTTCCATATATGATAACAGTTCTGTCTTCCGAAGAAGCAGTAATCTGTGTATCAGTATCAGTTCCGACAACTTTAACCAAATCAATACCACCTAATCCATGGGTGTGTTGAATGATGTCAAGAAGATAATCTCTCATTGTATTTCCTTTTTAATATAGTGTTGATAATATATGATTTTGTGATGTAAGTCAATGTTTTTGTTAGTCAAAACTGAACAAATCAGAAAATGTACTGTTAGTGTCTGTGTCGGTTCGCAAGTCCCAGTTCAACACGCCAAGCAAATTTTCAATCTTCTCGTCAACCAACTTTCGTTCCATGTCCTTGTCATCAAATGGCAATGACTTGAACCACTCGGGTAATCTTAGTTCATCTGTAGGATATGCTATAGAAGTAAACCCAAGTGGATTATTCTTAAGAGAACATACAATTACTTTCATACCATCAACAATTTTTTGACTGTATTGATCATTATTCATTCTACGAAGATAGTTATAGTTAATAGCCGCTCGTGCATGACCAACTCCACATTCCCCAGTTTTCTCAAACTTTGCGGTATGATGTGTAAGTTTATTGACTGACTTAGGATTTCCTTTAGTCCAGCTTTCTTGATTGGCTAACTGCTTCTTGAAATCTTTTATTTTTTCAATTACATTATCTCTATCTTTACCCTGTTGAATAACCATGCATAAAACAGACATCAAGAACTCTTGAATATATTTTGGTGTGTCTGATCTTTTTAAAGCAACACCCATGGCTTTGACTTTGCCATATCCAATGTTCACATTTTTCTTTTTGGCTTCTATTGGGTCAGTAATTAAATCAAGTCTATCACCCTCCAAGTCAAAGATGTTGATTGCATAAATCTTCTTTGTAATAAAAATTGCGCGATCACCAATTAGTTCACGACCAGCCTTAATTACTGAACCATTCTTGCGTGGACAGTGAAAAGCCTTTTCCATGAATGCCGGAAAGCTTTCGTTGGTTTGTTCCGCGATATTGTCATAAAGGGCGATACAGGTATCTTTGTCCCATATTACGTCACCAGAATCAATTTGATTTTTTAGTAATGGATATGCAGAGAAATAGCAAGAGTCGGTGTCCCCATATACAATTGCAGGTCCTTCATGAGAATATGTGCCTTCAATAATCTCATTGATTTTACTCATCATATGCTTAACAATCTGTCTTCCGCTAAGTGTAACAGACTGTCCAATACGTTTATCGTAAAATCGGCAATGCTCATTTAAGAGTGCACCATATGCAGAGTTGAGTAGAATCTTACGAACAAGCTGACGTTTATCGTAATACTCAAACATAGTCATATCACCAAGATTTTTTGACTCTTTAGCTTGTTTCTGAATAGACTTACGTTCACTATACCAACGAGTTAATAGTCCGGGAATTACCCCTTCTTTCTCATATGTAAATATGGTGCCATTAGCTGACAAGATGTAAGGATTGTTACTATTAAATATCATATCCCATATTTCAGCAGCAGACATTTCCACGGAACGTCCGTTTTCATAATCAACAGTAAGAATGGTTCCACGTTCTTGGTTCATGATTGCATTATATTCAAGTGAACCAAATAGTCCTTCCCAAAGAATAGCTCCTGTTACACCTTCATCAATATTCTTTTTTCTTTTCTTTTTTTGTTTGGCAAGTCTTAGGCTTTTTTCAGCCATATAGTGATTGGTTAGTGTTTGCCTAACTTGTGCAACAATAGTTTCTGGTGACATGTTCAATGCACGAATGTCAGATGGATACAGTGAATTAATGTCCACTGCACCAACCCATTGATGCATTCCTGATTGTGGTGGTGCTACATATGCTCCTGCAGCCTGTTGTTCATCAGAAATTTGTGAACGATTTTTGTCTGGAACAATCAAGCCACGATCATGTGCTTCATTTATTACAGCCATTTCAATCATTGCCACTGAACCCATGGCGGTTGGCAATAATACAGTGTTTTCATGGGCAAGTGCATTTGCCAGTTCAAGAAACTTTGTCTTACGGTGAATTTTTACCATAAGCATAGTATCCTGTCTGTTATATTCAATGAAAGTTTTGAAATCTTGATTATAAAGCTGATCTAAAGACCCTTCATATTGGGTCTTACGTTCTCCAACTTCCATTTCACCAATTGCATCAAGGCTATAGCTATGTCGCGATTCATAGTTGTATTTTTTATACAACTGCAAATAGTCCATATGTACACGACCTACTAAATCATAGGTTGTTTCTTCTTTACCAAACCGCTCATAGGTGCGAACCTTGGGTAACTGCCCAAGTAAGCAGAACTTACGGGTATCATCTTTGGACATAATTCTGGTAACACGATTGACACAATACGGGATATCGTATCCTTCTGAGTTCCAGCCTGTTACAATGTCTGCATCTTCAATTAATTGAAAGAACGTTTCAAACATCTCAATTTCAGAACGAAAAAGAAACGTATTTGGAAAATCCTTTACTAACTCTGCTGCAGTTTCATCAGTCATGTGTTTTGGTGGTATAGCTAACGTAATTAATTGGTCTAGCCAATCCAAATAACACGATATAGAGGTAACTGGATTAAAAGGGTCATCAGTTGGGCTAAAACCTCTTTCGGGGTCAAAGTCCACTTCAATATCGAAAAAGCAGGTATGTAACTTTGGTGGTTCTACACCAAGATAATTGTCAGCCAGACAACGAAATACGGGATTGACATCGCTTTCAAACAACTTTTTGTTATTGTGGATACGCTTTTCTTTTTCAAACTCGTTTCGTTTACGAGTAGAAAATCTACTTAGTGGATCACCAAAGATAGAACGATACTTTCCCTTTGGATCGGGGTAATAAAAAACATAGTTGGTTGGGTATTCTTTATATACCCGTTCACCCTTTGGACTGCGTTCCACTACATGAATGCGATCATTTTTTATATCATGAATGGCGTCAATATATGACATTTAGTTTGCTTTACCAACTACTTCTAAAATGTGGTTAAGAGCTTCGTTTTCTTCATTGGTCTGTTCAAGACGCTGCTTATGTGCAATTTTAATTGCCTTTTTCAGAATTGAACTCTTGATTTCTAGTTCTTCGGCAATTGATTTGATTGTGTCGTTGAGTCCTTCATTAAGGGTTTCAACTTCCTGTAATACACTAAGACCTTCGTTGACTAATTGCTTGAGTTTTAGTGTTGCTTCTGCATTAAAAGTTCTATTAGACATGTGTTCTCCTTGTTAGTCTAGTTAGTATAGCACATCGTGCATAAAAGTCAATGTTTTTATGCAGTTATGATAATGTTATACATAAGGAAAATGTATTCATTGAAAAATGTGGTGATGTTTCTCTCCCCATATCTTAATATATTTGCCAGCTAAACAATCCGCCATGACTTCAATAGGACTACCGGGATAGCTAGCACCGGGTTTAATCATACCAAGCTCGTCCTGCCTAATATGTACCAGTTCGTGAAACACAGTACGAAGTATGTCAACAAGATTCCTGTTTTTTGCATATACCCAGATTGAATCATCACCCTGAATATGTCCTCCGGTATGATGATTGTCTTGGGCATCCTTAGTGTCATGACTTAATTCAATCTTTGGAAGAGATTCAATGTTTAATCTTCTTCCTGCCCATTCAGCAAACTTTTTGACTTCTTGCTCAATATCATCTGAAGGGTTTATACTTGTTTCATTCAAGTCTTTTAGGTCTTCAATCCATTTTTTAGGAGTCTTGTGAAACTTTTTAACAAAGATGTCATGTAGTGCATCGCTAGTAATACTATGCTTTTCGGCAACTTTGCGGATCAATGCATCAATGGTGTCATAGCTATGCTTTTCAAATGAAGGCAACTTTTTTGCCAACACATCAGCAGCAGATTCGTGGATGATTTCTTTTGTTAACATAAGTATATTTATCTAAATAGTATTATTATGGGATTAATACCTATGTGTAACCAAAAAGATCAAGTAAATTCTATACATAAAGAAAATTTAAAAGAATCAAAAATTTTTTTAGATTGGCCAGAACCTGATGCTGCGTTTTCACATCAAACAGAAATGTTACATATATTAAATCATAAAGTTCACAAACGACAAAAGTAAAGCCCCGGTTTCCCGAGGCTTTACCGTGTAAATCTATATACTGATATATCAGTAGATGCTGCGTGGCATCTTTTCCTTTGACATATAAGTGATCAGTGCATTGGAAAAGCCAAGCGAACTACGTGCAGCCTGTGCCTGCATTTCTTCACGATCAATGGGCTTGAGCTTGCTGTAGATGTCAAAAAACATATAGATGGTACGAAGCGGAATACGCACACGCTCGCCGTTCTCAAAGATGATTTCGTTGCTACCACCAGCGTCAATGCTCTTACGAAGCTGCATGGGAAGGATGGGGATACGGTCATCATCGGCATCGATGATCTTGTTTTCATTCACAGTATTCTTGGTCATTGCTTTTCCCTTTCGTTTCTGGTGACAAGGTGTCTAAACTAACTGAATTCCTATGTCAATCACTTTTTTAATCCACCGAAAATAATTTCCCATATACATAATTTCCGTCTTGTCCGAACATACTACGTTGTAAATGTTGGATAATCTCTGGAGTCAAGTGTCTTGCTCTCATGCCACGAGGAAACAGATGAACTTCAACTGGTTCGTCGCCTTCCAATTCCTGAATAGCCATCATACGATTTCTGCCTTCGTGACCAACAACACGAGCATCTTTGTCAAAGTTCCCCTCTTCATATTCTCTTGGAATATCTATGGTCAAGAACGGTGCACCCAACGCACCACCAGATTGCATATGTTGCTTAATGTGATCTACAGAGGTTGGATTTGATAATTTTGCTGCAAGCTTTAAAAACATACTGGGTTTCATATAAACTTTTAAACCCATGTAATTTACATTAGCATTGTATGGCACTGACCCAAGACCATCTACGTTATCAACATTGTATTCATCAAGAACCGTTTCGTTTACGTCTTTTAATGTATCGTAAAAAATATGATCGCCTATTGTAGCTAATTTTTTTGTACCTTTTGCCCAATATGGATGTACATCTTTGGTATGATAGTATAATGCACCATGTGTTATGTCTGGAAGTTTACCCGATAGAATCTGTTGCGCAATCTTATAACTTTCAATCCATTTTTTATAATCTAAGTGTGTTTTAGTATTTGAAAATTCTTTCAACCAAGTATTAAAATCTTGTCCTTTAGGTGCATGCTTTGTTCTCATGATATTATCAATTTTTTTCATGACTTTTGCATATTCATAATTCTTATCATTTTTGTTCCAGCAGCTAAACTGGTTTGGTTTAGTTGCTACACCAATGATGCCTTGCCCAAAACGTCTGGCATGTTTTATATCTGCTGCACGATTCTTGATAACATTACCAATTGCTATCATACCGTTGGTGCCTTGGTCTCTTGCTTCGCCCCAAATGGTTTGAGCTAGAATCTTTACTGGATCATGTTTAACCTGCTTATCTTGTGGTAGTTCAAATCTTGTTACAGGCTGAAAGTCTTGATGTTTGTTACGTAAACTTAATGCACCGGTCATTAATGCTGCCGCACCTCCTGCGGCTAACGCACCTTTTTTTGCCCAATTTGGGATATTAGCTTCATCAATGTTTTGATATTTATCATGCAATCTTTTGCCTGCATCAGTGACATATCCCCATTCAATATTGTTCTTACCGACTTCTTGCTCTAGACGTTTTACCAATGCAAGACCAACACCTAGTCGCTGATATTCTGGCTTAACATTTACCATTTTTATCAGTGCTTTTCCATCAAAGATGCTAAATTCCAATCCACCAACCGCATGTGGACAATATCCGTTTTTTTCATCTGCAAATGGAGACTTTCCGTTTATTGAAGCAAGTATATAGCCGTCATGCTGTCCTTGGTAATAATCTGTATAGCTTATCTCTGTTTTAATATCAATGTTGTTTTTATCTTCACTAAGTGACTCATTCATACCAATAGGTAAGTTGGCGACATTATTTAATGGTAAATGAACTAATCTTAATGAGCCTACAGCAAACTGCTTCCAGTATCCAGTATTATGAATATGCTGCATCATATAATATAGATATCTTGAATCAAGAATATCAGTAGCAAGAACTTTGATACCTATGTTTTCAGGAGAAAAAGTTTTTGTGGGAGTACCAACACTTTTGTCAGTGCCTGTGCGTATTAACCAAAAGTCAGCATCTGGAAAATTCGTTTTTACTTGACACAAATCTTTAAGTCTAATATTGCTTGAAGATTCAGTTAATACCTCATTGATTTTCATTATATATCACCCTGATTCATATTAATCGGTGTCGCATAAAGAGCGGCTTGTTGCCAAGGTGCTATATTATCCCTAACTCTTTGTATAGCATCCATTTGATTAGCTGCATATATTGTTAAACTTTCGCCAGTATCTCTATTTTCAACTCTATATTGGGTTTCACTTGTTGTTGGTGGAGCGGGTCTTCTATTAATCGGTGTCGCATAAAGAGCGGCTTGTTGCCAAGGTGCTATATTATCCCTAACTCTTCGCATAGCATCCATTTGATTAGCTGCATATATTGTTAAACTTTCGCCAGTATCTCTATTTTCAACTCTATATTGGGTTTCACTTGTTGTTGGTGGGGCGGGTATTCTTCTATTACTTAAATGAGCAATACTAGAATTTTGATCCCGTATGAGTCTATTTAAGAAATCTGGAAGTACATTGTGCACTATTTCAGGGCTACCATTAACATCACCAGCAGTTACAGTTGGAGTTATTAATGTAAATATGCGAAGTGCCTCATCCGGCGATCTTGCTGCGATATATTTATGCTGTCTGTTATTATCATAATTTATACTATAAACGACGTATCTTGACGTGTTGTGCTCTTGGTTTTGATTAACACTATCGTCGTCAGGAATAGCTACTGGCTCCATGGGTGCCTCAGACGTTTCTTCAACTCTGATGTTTGATAAAGGTATAGATCGCCAGATATGATTTCTGGAACTTAATACACTAAATGCACGATTAGCATCAACACCACGTGCATATGCTGGGGCAACTGATCCATCATATGTGCTAAATCTATAAATTTGTTCGCCAGGATCATTGAGAATACCCTGTACGTCATCTTCACCAGATATTATTGATGCTAATTTATCATTTTCTTTACGAGATTCTTTTTTCTTCCTAAGTTGGCCTGCTAAACTACTTCTAGTAATCATACCAGCCATGTATTGTGCAAACAAACTCATGTTGTCTTTTTCAGACTTTGGCTTAACCATTTTATATAGTGCTTTGACGTATTCTTTACGATACTTGTTTGGATCACAGGCAGCGTCCAATGCAACAACATATCGCATTATCGTATTGTCAATTTTACTGTATTTTTCATTTAACCAGTCATTTCCGGGACTACGGAATTCAACATAGCCCGGTTTTTGTGAGGCTCCATACTGTCCCCCGGTATTAATACTAGTAAACTTACTATATGTATATTGGCTACGTATTACTCTGCTAGCTATTTCTTCTACATTATTTTTAAGCTTAGCGATTAGTTCTTCTATTTCATTATCGTCTAAGTTTCTTATTTTACTTTTAATGGTTTCTATTGCAGAATTTGCATATGTATTTCCCAAACGGTCAAATTCTCTAAGAATGTGTTCGTCTCCAGACAGCAATGCTAGTTTAACATAATCAAGCTTGTAAATGTCGTAGTTGGGAACACTAATGTTTGTGTGAAGTCCTGTGCTTTTATCTGTGCGAGCGCCAATTGAATCAGCCCATTTTTTAATATTTTTGATATCTGATGTCATCTGTTCTAGTGGCAATGGAGGGCTTACAAATTCCAATCCAGTTTCGTCACTATCATTACGGGTTAAGCTACCATCTGGCTCAATACTATAACAATCTTTTGGTTTTTTAGAACCAACATCTGACCAACTATTATCAGATTTATTATACTTAAAATATCTTCCATGGTACGAAGTAGAATACGCAACAGTCTCATAACCCAGTGCATGCATAAAATCTATTGCAATATCTTCCATTGATGATTTATCTGATGAACGGCTGTTTCGTTCTATTCCAATAGTATCCATCCAATCATCAAAATCCATTGGTGAAGTTTGGTATGGCCAATTTAATCCTAATCCATTGCTATGTGCACTTTCCAACACATCACTCATATTATCTAGACCAAATTCAGAAAGAAAATCGTCTTCGCCTATATCGTTTCCGTCTTTATCAAAATCATGATAATATTGAGATTCTGCTTCATTATAGATATCACCTTTTTTCTCATATTCCAAATCGGCTAATTCTCTAAATTCTCTACTAGTTGGAACGCGATTACCAAATAAATCTTCTGGCATATCTAGATAATCAGCAATTACTTCATCGTTTATGTTATCTTTAATATATTCAAATAGATATTCTTTACAATCATTTTCCCAATGTTCTTTTATCTTTTTGTGCGCCCATTGTTCATATTTTGCTGTAAGGCCATTTCTAAGTCTATTAATAGTACTAGTAAAGTTTGCATTGTTTCTGCTAAAAAAACTAACTATATCATCAATGTCAATTGTAGATTCATCATGGCGCATTTCATCTTCGATGTCAAAATCTTCAACATATTGATCATATGCTTCACGAGCATCGTCATCATCATCATCATCAGATGTAACGTTAGGCACATACATTTCAAATTCCATGCCAACTCTGGCGTCAATGTTTTTGACAAGCTTCTTTAGGTTACTAGGACTCATCTCAACTTCGGTGAGTTCCTGCTGTGCTTCGTATAATTCAAGGAAGTGTTTTGCTCTCATTGTAATATTTAGCCTTACTTTTATGATTCACTATTAACTGGTTTAGCAGCAAATGTATTCTCTGCTTCTTCACGGCTCATATTATGATTCCGATTGTTAATAAAGTCACGCAAACGTGTAATAGCATCAAAATCATTAAATATCGGGAATCTGCTATTTGGAACAGGTTCATTAGTTATTGTATTAACTATATGATACATTGTTGGCGCACTTGCAATTCGGCTCTTTTGATTTCTCAACGATCTTATCATGTCATCACGAGTTAATGTAACATATGAACGTTCTACAGATACTGATTCACTATATGGAAATTTAACTGGGTCTATCTTACTTGCTAATACTTGTGCTTCTTCCGGA